CTGGTGTTCCTTTAGATGCACAGGCAGATTTAGGTGCTCCAGTCATGGAACCAGACTTAAATTCTCAAGCACAAGATGTAGAAATAAAAGATAAATCTATGTCAATGCCCAAGGGAGGCGAGATATAAATAGAACAGTTATTACTTTGGATTGCTAAAAATGGATGATTTACTAGATATGATTGTTGCTGACGAATCACCTTCACAAATCAGCGATAAAATTAAAGAACTTCTTTTTTCAAAGTCTTCAGAAAAGATTGACGGATTTCGTCCCATGGTAGCAAACTCAATGTTTAATGGAGAAACAGAAGAAGAAACGGAAGAATGAAGTCATTTAACCAATTCATTTCAGAATCAGTAAATATTTCCGGCGATTTTAACGGAAATCTCTATATCAATTCCCAACCAGAACAACCACAACAGGTTGGTGAGAGTTATGTTGCGGATGTTATGTGGCAAGGAAATCTGTATAGATTGGAGTTAGTAACTAAATCAGGTTTACCATCAAAACAAGAATTAGGTGAACAACTCCAAAGAGAATATCCTGGAGCAATTGTTCACCAAATTTATCCTGCAGAAGAAAAAAACTTTAATATTAAAAACGCAAAAAGATACCACCCATCAAAGTTAGAATGGATTGACTGATTTATGGCTCAGTGGAATAAGAATACACAAGACTTTCTAAA